AAATGTAAACCAACTAATGTCACCGATTTCTCGTTTCATAATATGATTATTAGGCTGAATACTTGCGACTACATTAGATTTACAACATGCGACAAAATAAGTTTGTTTGTAAGGAATACCGTTTGTACCAGTATATTCTTCAATGAGCGGGGGCTCATCAAGAATATGAAATAATCTGTATTGAATACCAGTCTCTTCCTTGAACTCACGTGACGCGCACTCCTTTTCCCGCTCTCCAACAGCACGTCTTCCTTTAGGGAATCCCCATTCGGCTTCTACAAATGTACCAGTTGCCATATTAATATACTGTGCCATCGTCTTTCCATTACGATCACCGGTTGTCTTGAGATTTTCAAAGTTGCGGCGAGCATTTTCAAATTCAGTTCGGAACTGTCGGGTGTTCTGCCCATTCCAAAGCTCGGACCATAGTTTTTCAAACGGTTTTATAAGTAGTCGCCCACGCTCTTCTACCGTCATTCCATTAATCAGTAAATGAATATAATCAATCTTATCCATTTTATACTTTCCTCGTAAGAATTCCACATAACATAGGGAATCACGACGGCGAACAAGAAGATAGTAAGGAGTATCTTCTATAAATTTAATCGCACATAGTCCAAACGATATTACCGGTTCAGTACAATCCCGGAATGTATGACCTAATTTACCACAATTTACGCACTCCATTAGATAGGAGCACCAACTTTTTTCGGATAATCAAACCCACAAAAATAGTAGAGTACAGGAGAATGTCGCTTGAATTGCCTGAAAATTTAAAGGGTACACCTCCGCCTCAGGGTGATATTTTTCCGCCAATTGGAATGGGTCCGGCTGTATGGGGTCCTATCTTTTGGACTACGATGCATATTGTAACAATAGGATACTCACCATTTCCTACAGAGGAGGAAAAGAAGGGAGTAATAAACTTCTTTGAATCGTTGCAATATATGATACCGTGTCCGATTTGTAAGGAACATTATAAGGAAAACTTTAAAAATTCTCCATTAACCGACGAAATTGTAGAGGATAAACAAAAACTTATACGATGGTTATTTAATATGCATAATTTGATTAATAAACAGCTAGGAAAGTCTGAAATTTCTTGGCGCGAGTTCGTATATTCTATTGCTTTTTTGGCTACGATGCCAAAATTTTCGTTCCAGGAAGCCGCTGCGTCTCAAAATAAATCGTACTTTGATACACAATCGTTGCTATATTTGGTAGCAGGGATTGGGTTAGGAGTAGGAGGTTATATGGCGTATAAGCACTATTCTAAGTAGTCTAAGCACGGCATCCATCTAAATATGCCATTTCGTCATCCGGTTCAAATGTGAACCAGCTGAGGAGATTTGCCAACATAGGATTATCAATTGGTGTATCAATCAGAGGAATGAGCGCATAGAAGCGTGGGCGTTTCTTCAAGTAAGCCCAACGCCATAATAGCGTATAGGGTATAACAACGAAAAAGAAGACAAAGCCATAAATTGCGTATAGAAGCCGATAAGGCCAGCCATGATAGACGTTGAGATTCGTTGCGAGTGAGGAGCCAAAGACACCGAGAGCAATTAATAAGAATACAGATAATATATTCATTGTTGTACTAAACGCACGTTTAAACATTCTTTGTACGCTAAATGTTTTACGCTCTTCCGCCGTTTCGGCGGCGACGGCAGCCGCATTACAGGCGGGAGCGGGAATAAACTGAGGATTTGTTGACGCAAAATCGGCGGCAGCAGTATTAGGTGTAACTACACTCGTTTTTACAACACCATTTTTAGCACTTTTTGGATTTGCTCCAGCGTTCAAAGTATTTAGATTGAGTATTGTTGGATCTCCAGTATACACTAAATATTCTGTGTTTGTTTCGGTTTTCTTTCTATGTAAATATTTACTTTTGGTATGTTCTGTTATTGTATAAATTATTATTCCGGTACAATTCGCTGTCTTTTGCGCTTTCGCTTTGGCGTGGTCAAGGTCTTCAAAGACATATTCATGATCTTTAATCTTTTTAGAATCCTCCACGACGTGTTTATAGTAATTATCAAATACATCGCCTTTAAAAAAATTTTTGGTATTGAGTTGAATCGGAGAGCCAAAACATAAATTACCACTTAAGTCCGCATCGGTAATAGGAGGCGGCGGATCTTGACCATTATGAGTTTTTCTGTAATGTTCCAAATATTTGATTTTTTCCTTTTCCTCTTTTTCTTTCTCTTTTTCTGCCTTCTTTGCCTCTTTCTCTTTCTCTTTCTCCGCCTTACGTTCCGCTTTACGCTCCTCTTTTAATTCTTCTTCCAACTCTTTATCGCCTGTTAGCTTCGCAAACATATGCTGAAATAAATAATGCGCAGCATCAAACATATAATTAGTTCCTAATTATACTTGTGATGTTTAATTCTAAATTAAACTCCGCACATTACGGTGCTAGAACAGCCGAACTGAGGGGCGACATTTTCCGTCCATCGTGTGGCGAGACAACACCGGCGGGTAAGGCGTTTGCGCTCTGGAGTTCACAATCTTGTTGGGAATTAAAGACACGAGTGCGGTCGCAGGCGGCTGCCGAGGGCACCTTCACGCAATAACGACCGGTGAGATCTTCGCCGACGAAACACCAGGCGACCGGTGGCGGCGAGGGCGAAGGTGCTTGGGGTGGTGCTGTAGCAGTATTTGTAGGCACTGGTGCGGAAAGTTGGAATCCGCTGGGCACTTCCTTCAAAGCCCCATACTGTCCGAATGACGGGGCACTTCGGAATGCGTCTAGCCAGTCCCATAAGGCGTTATTCGCTTTAGACCGTTCGGACCACCAGGGGCTTTCATGTAACTGATAATAATGAAATGCTACGGCAGCCCCGACACAAAGCAACCCCACCACCACAACTCCTACTAAAATGCTTACCGATGAAACGGTAGGAGTATATCCTATATTATTGCTGCTAGCGATGAGATTCGCCGACATAATCCTCTAAGTTAGTGTGCGTCTTTTAGTGCTTACGAATTATCCTTACCCCAGTAGATATGCCGGGCGGCTTACTGTCATTAGTTTGCTATGGAAATGAGAATATTATTCTCAATGGAAACCCACAGACGACGTATTTCTATAAGTCGTTTGAGCGTTATACGCACTTTTCCCAGGAGCCGATTCAGATTACGTTGGACGGTCCGAATCTCCTGCTCACCGATGCGCCGATTCTACTCAAAGCGAAAATCCCCCGCCAAGGTGACCTTCTGAGCGATTTAGTACTGCGATTAGAGTTACCCGATATTTTTAGTAAGGCATATTTGAGACCCGCAGTAGATAAAAACGGAAATCCAATCCTAGACGCAAATGGAAACCAGGAAATGACGGTCGATCGTGCCTACGAATTTGCGTGGGTCCGTCAAATCGGTGTTCGCATGATTGATACAATTACGTTTACGATTGGTGGTCAGATTATGCAGCAGTTTAATAGTGATTGGATTTCCGCCCGTGCTACCCTAGATTACGATAGTGATACATATAACAAATGGCGCGTGATGGTGGGTGATGTACCAGAATGCTTTGATCCTGCCGCCGGTGTATATGCGGATCCGACAGTTCCGCCAGGACAGGGATATCCAAATGTTATTAGCTGGCGAGGCACTTCGACAAATCCGGTGCCGACACAAAACAATTCGGCATCCATTCCTGGTCGTATTCTACGTATTCCTCTGGGTCTATGGTTTAGCGATTTCCCAGAGAATGCGCTGCCGCTCGTTGCCCTCCAGTACCACGATTCAGAGGTGACTATTCAATTACGCCCTATTCGTGACTTATATACAATTCTTGATTTGTCAGGAGCCAGGGTACGTCCTGGAGTTCAGACCTTGAGTCCCAACTATTTATCAAATGGTACCTCAACCGATTTATATACACAGATTTGGAATCAAAAGTACTATGGAAATATTCCGCTCAGTATGACAGATTTATATGGCGGAAGTACCGATTTAAGCGGGTCTATGAAGTATTTCCTGACGGATATCAGTGGCGCCGTACCGTTGTTAGATGGTTGGCCGCTCAACGCAACTCTAGAGGCGACGTATACGTTTCTACAAGATGATGTCCGTCTAATGTTTACAAGTAGGACTCTCCGCTACAATGTCCGTCAAGTTCAATGGTTCACGTTTTATGGTATAACAACTAGAAATACGTATAGGCTGGATGTGCATAATGTCGCAACGCGATTAGTGTATTTTGCCCGTCGTAATGACGCTCTCCAATATCGTAATCAGAATATCAATTTGACAAATTGGATGTACACCCTAGGCGCAAATCGTCCATTTGTGACGCCGACACCCTATTGGGCATACCCCAATTCGGTATGTACAAACGCCTCTTCTCTGAGTATTTTACCATATTTCTCCCCTACTCCCTATCCAGGTGCTATTAATGCGCCGATTGGACGATCAGGTATTAATCTTGCGGGTATTCAGCGGGATATTTTGCTCAACGTATTTATTACTGCCAACGGTAATGCTTTGTTTGATAGCCAGGATAACGATTACTTCAAGAAGTATGTACCATTCCGTTATATGAATGGTGGTTCTACAGCAGTTCAAGCGTTGGGAGAGGCGACTCAGTATGAGATGTGGCCGGTGAATGCGTATAGTTTTTCATTGAATGGATCGTCGGTCCAGCAGCCAACGGGTACACTCAATACAAGTCGCATTGACCGTTTGGAGATGGATGTAGATGTTGCGCCAATCCCCTATCTTGCCGGTTATACATACAATCTCTATACGTTTGTGGAGACGCTGAATTTCTTAGAGATTAGCAGCGGTTTGGGTGGTCTCAAGTTTGCTCGCTAAAAGGTCTTTAAGACCCCTGGGGTCTTTAAGCCCTCGCACAATTTTTATACGAGTTCGCTATACGAATTCATATAAAAACTCTAAACCACGGGGTTTAGTACTTATTGACCCACCAGTCGTCCCAGAAGTAGGGGGGCTGGTTGGCATTGGGGTCCGTTGATGGCGCCACAACCGTCTGAACGTTCGCGCGCTCACGGTAGAGGGCATCAATATGCGAGTAGTTGAGGGCATAGGCAAAGTACTTGAGGCGAGACACCATTCCCTTCATGGGTCCTACAACTGTGTAGTCAGAGAAGAGTGTAGGGTCGTAGCCGGTCTGGTCTGGGAAGTACATATTTTTCATTACATAGATGCCGCCAGAGTTGAGGCGGGGAACGGTTGTCAACTTCATACGGACGGAAATGTTACCATTGACATAGACGTCTAGGTTGGTTCCCTTGAGCAGGATGACAAGGTGGAACCACTTGCCGACAGGTACATTTGATACTGTTACATAGTTATCCCAGCTGTTGATTGTATTCATATAGATGCGGAGATTGTTGGCAGCAC